TTTTCAACCATTAAAAAACGGCGGAAACACTTGATTCTACGTGGTTTCCGCCGAATAAAAAAGATGCCCAGAGCCAGCGTTTCCCTTTCTTCCTATTATAATGCACATATATGCAAATGTACGAAAATAAGCCGTTTTTTAACAATTCTCAATACACGATCTATGCATATATGCGCACTTTTTTTGCACACCTGCTGCACACCAACTCACTCTTGTTGAATCGTATATGTCACTTTCATAGTCTTATCTGCCGTCTTTGTAACTGGCTTGTCCAGGTTACTGATTGTTGCCAAATAGTTTTTCAGATAAGTGGTATATATTCTTCCATAGTTATTTACAGTCATTTTGTTTATTTTATTATTGATTATATTCGGACGTTCACTATCATATTGCTTTAACTTTGACAATTTCATGCTTTTTGTTATACAATCAAATATAGCAATACGATTATTATTCGTCACATAGATTTTTCCGTTGCTATTTGCTATTTTGTTTAGGTATGTATAATCCATTTTTGTTTCATATTCATGCACATCTGTCGGATTTTTGGTATTGATCTCGTACAGTTTTTTGTTACCGTCACTTATGTATATATATTCATTATATGCATCTATTCCACCATCATTATACCAATTTGTCTGTGTGTTATTAGTTATATCAATCCGCTGCATTGTCATGTCCGTTATATCTAGTTTAAAGACTTGTAATGTTTCATTCTTATACGTTACACCTGCGTTTATGAAATAAATATATCTCCCATCGTTACATGTTCTTTTCAAAGTTGACAATCCGTCAATCTCCAGATCGATTTGTTCATAGCTAACTCTATTTATGTCTTGCGTTTTATTTTTTTTTATATTAAACGGACTAAATGTTGATATCTCTGATGCATATTTATATACCTTAAACTTGTTAGCACTTAAACTTCCACCATAGATATACTGAGAGTCTATATAGAAAGGGGTTATTCCATCTATCGGTTCTCTTACATTGCACAGACTGTAACTTCCATCTATACATATGTTAACATTTGTAGGCTTACTTATACCAGCATCTCCAAATCCACAGTTTCCCATGTCTCTATGTGTTAACGCCGCAGCCGCAATCACACCATTTCCCTGATTGGTTGTCCAATCATATACATATGTCATTTTCTTGCTCGGCCAGTCTGCTACGCTTTCTTTTTGATTGTAGCTTCCCTGCGTCAATGCCTCATCAGCATTTGCTACATTAAATGCACCACAAGCCGTAGCCTCTATTCCGCCCGGCAATGTTACAGCATCATCAGGTATTTCTTTGTCTGTCAAGACTATACCTCCGAACGCAACCTCTGTTGTTGGACATAATTCGTCCATTACTTGTCCAATGTTTAGATAATATCCATTATTGCTGAACATTTTCTCTAATGCAGCTGTCATATGATTGTCATGCTCAATCACCTCAGTCTCTCTGCATCCCCGAAGCTCAAGGCGCACATGCCCGTGAAACTTCGGTACCTGTATCTTATTGATGTACACGTTTTTTAAAATCGATTCCATATTACTTATCCTCCTCATTCTTAAATGTATATTGGAACTGCGTCAGATTGTCCGTCATATCTGATACTATAAAAGCAATCGTTAAAATCTTTGATGGTCCAAGCTTATCATATGTCTCCAACAGGCTTCCTTCCAACGCTGCTTCCAGTGTTTCTTCCTCTGTCCACGCCATACCCGCATCATAGGATAGCTTAACATTTATACCTTCATGGATTGCTGTTGCTCCGGTAATTCCATAGATACTTACATCCGACATATCACATGCTGCCTGTATTACCTGTGGATGCGGTTTTGCTGTGATTGTAAGTATCGTATCGGTTATCGTATCCGCATCCGTCCATTTGTAGATTGTCGGTGAATCTAATTGCAAAATATAGTCCGATGCTGGTGCTATATCTAATCCATGTGTCTCGAAATCTGCTGCCTGCAAGGTATCACCCGAAAGAGTTATTTCTGTTATAACTTCAGCTTGAATTGTATAGTACTTTTCCGCAGACCGGAGCAGGTATCGAACGATGACTTCATCTGTTGTTGCTGCATTATTTTCGGTTTCTCTTTCTGTATCTGCATTTCCGATTGTCACCGTTTCTATGGATTCAAATTCTGTCGAATCCAAAGCCACAACATTCATCATGCCACGGTCTATGCTTTCATTCGTCGATTTGTTAACGAACGTACCAGCAAGCCGGAATACCCCATCTTCTACAACTACATATCTGGATGAATATGTACACTCGCTTTCTGCTGTAAATGTCCAGCTCACGATACCCCAGCTGAAATCTGTTGCATCAAGCAGATTGCCAACTGTCACCGTATCTTGCAGTTTAACTATTTGAAGCTGTTCCTCCACCACATTCCGCTCCACATCAATCAGTCCTGCAATAACTGTACATGTCAGAGCCTTTGATACTTCTATTGCATCCTTCAAGGCAATCTGTGTCAGCTTCTCTTCCAATGTGATAAATCCATCCCATTCGACTGTACCAACCAATCCTTGTCCATAGATAACCGCACGTATTGCTCCTTGCGCTATCCCTATGCTGCCGCCAGTGATATTCAACTTGACAAGCCATCTGTTGATTGAGTTTGCATCGATTGTCAACATGTACATTAAGCTCAATATATGCTTTCCGTTTTTCCACGTTTCCGTCGGATTGTATCCAACTATGGTTAACTCATTTAATGTGTATTCGATTGTACCAATCACATCCTCCGATGTTGCTGTCGCATCAAGTAGGATTTCTGCTTGAAAGAGCACCCCAATTGATACGGACGATGTAAACCGGATATCGATTATGGACTTGGACTCGCCATCTCCGATCTGTATCGCACTCGCATTCTCATAATTAAAAAAAAGAATATCCGAAGATGATACCGAGCTACGCAACCCTTCCAGATTCTTATCCGTCTTGCTCTTCGCTGTCGCAAGCGCCGGATCTGAACCAAAGCCGGTTATCTTATACCCGCCATTAAACGTATAATCATACATCATCACACAGCCAAGCTTCCCCGGTGCAATACCATCCGTACACCGGATGATATCTCCAAGGTCATACATGGCACCGCACAGGCAGCTTGTCTCGAATGGCACATAGTCTATTTTCAAAAGTGCATCCAGCACCGCGCGCCGGATCTGCTCTTTGTAACTGTCTACACCATATTGCAGAAACGGATTCGATCCAAGATTGTATGTCAGATAATTATCTGGATCAGATCCATAATAGCTTGTAGTGTTGTTTTCCATATTCACACAGGATAATCCAGAGTAGCGTGTCTCAAACTTACTGAACTTTGAGCCGGTAAACCGTTCATGATTCGTAAGTGTATCAACAACATTCTGCGTGTAGCTTCTAAGTACAAGCTTTCCTTCGCGATCCATCGTCGCAATGGTACCTGTTGCCTGTGCTACCCAGAATACAAAATCCTGCCATGTCTCGATATCATTCTCTGTATAAAGCGAAAGACTCTCCGTTCCGTTCGGAAGTGCATCTACATCTGCCTGTGTCAGTCCCAACTCTACCTCACAGGTTGTGCAAGCAAGCGTTAACAACTCATATGGTGTGCCAATTGTAATATCTACCGTACAGGATCGATTGAAGCGAGCCATGTTGTCATATGCTGTGATATCAACGCCATACTCCGTGTCATTTGCTTCTGATACTGTATAGACGCCAAGCGGTACATCTTCCCATGTGGTACCGCCAATCAAGAGTCCTTCTGATACTATGATCTGTGCATTCGTCCAATCTGGCACCTGCAGATCCGGCTTGAATGTGCACTTCAACTCTCCTATGTACACACTGCCGATCTTGACATCGTTCTGCTCGCTGCACTGATTCGTTATCGTGAAGGAACCGCTTAATATGTCATGATTGGTAAATGCGATCTTATTTACTGTTCCGGCCAGGCGGAACGTCTGTACTTTTCTTTTTGTTTGTTTCAGATATTCTTCTGATACCTGATACATGCTACCGCCTCCTTGCTTTATAACTCTTCCGCGCCGAAAGATACCGTCCAATACCCTTGTGTGTTCTGGCTATATTCCGAATTCTTCTCCAGATCGCAATCAATACTCTCAATCCGCACCGTATACTCCGCTTCATCAATCTGCAGTTTTACCGACTGCATCTTTGCATATCCAAGCATCTTGTTCTTCCATCTTGAAGATACCTGGAACTTCAACGAGCCGGAGTATTTTCCGGCTCGCACGTCAATTGCAAGATCATCCCCTGCTTCTGACTGAAATGTATTTGATACTTTGCTGAAGCTCTCTGAATAATCGATTGGATTTGGTACACGTTCGCCATTGATTTTTACATATTTGTTCAGCATTATCTTCCTCCTGATCTGTAATTATTGATCTGGTTCGCACGTACAATGATGTCATTTAATTTTGACTGGCCGATATATACCGGGATCACAATATCGCCTGCTGCCATTGCCGTCTGATTTCCTGCAAGTGCGGCTTTCATCTCACGTGCCACGGCCGCAATCCACTTCTCGTTCTGATCGAGCGGTACAACCGCCTCGGCGCCATTACCTTCGAGCAAGCCGACCTGTCCCTTTGCAAGCACTCCGCCTCGTTCCAATTGCGGTACTCCAAGCTTACTGATCTTTGACAAGCTGACACCCGGTATTTTGTTGATCACACCGATTACGGCATTGATTGCACCGATGAAGCCGTTTATGATTCCGATTGCCTTGGATAAGACAAAATTAACGGCTGTTTTTACTGCTCCGGAAATCGCATTGCCGATTGCCATACCTGCACTTTTGAAGATGCCTGTTACAGAGTTCCATACGCCTGAAAAGAAACCGCCTAATCGATTGAAGATACTTGTTATGCCATTCCACGCCTGTTGGAATATGCCTGTGAAGAAACTTCCAACCGTGCTGAATACATTCCTTATGCTTGACCATGCGTTTGTCGCAACGGACACGATTCCATTCCATATGCCTGTAAAGAAGCTTCCAATCGCCTGAAAAGCAGATGTGAAGAACTCCTTAAACGCCGTGACAAGCTGTGACACCTTCTCACAGAAAGATTCCCATACAAACTGTGCCACCTCAACGATTGCATCCCAGTTTTTAATTACTACGATAATTGCAGTGATCACAGCAATTACCGCTGCGGCAATCAGCAGAAACGGTCCGATTGCAGTGACAACCCCGGTAATGGCCGGAATCATGGTTCCTGTAATAAACGTAGATGCAGTACCCATCCATGTTGTGATAGAACCGACTAAAGACACTATCTGACCGCCGAATGTGATAATCTTACCCACCGATGAAATGAGTGTTCCTATCACCACAATTAACGGTCCTATCGCCGCAGCTATTGCTGCAATCATCACAATCTGCTGTTGTGTCTCCGGATCTAAGTCACGGAACTTTTGTACAAGCTCCTGTATTTTCCCGGCTATCTGCTGAACGATTGGCATCAAGATCTGACCGATTGATATTGCGCAGTTTTGGATCGCTGTCTTTGTCTTTTCAAACTGGATGGACGGATCAGAAGCTTCCAGTGTATCAAATGCTTTTTGCGCTGTTCCTGTAGAACTTTCAAGTTCTTTAATTGCTCCTGTAAAGTCGTTCGTATGCTGGATGATGGTTGCCGCTGCCTTGGCTGCTTCCTGTGAGCCAAACATGTCCGCAAGACTCTTTCCACTACTGTCCGCTTCATCTTGTACAATCTGCAGTACATCTGACAGATTGTACCCTGAATTCATCAATTCGCTAAACGATTTGCCTGTTTTTTCTTTTAAGATATCCGATGTTGTACTTCCCGACTTACCAAGTTCATTCAACATACCATTGATGTATGTTGTTGATTCAGCTGTTCCAATACCATTTTTTGTCATTGTAATATACGCTGCGCTCAGCTGATCCAGATTCACGCCATACATCGCCGCTGTCGGTATAACCTTACCCATTGATGCACCTAATTCGTCTACGGTCGTTTTACCAAGATTCTGTGTTGTGATCAGCTTATCAGACACACTTGATACCTGATCTGCTGACAGTCCATATGCATTCAACGCTGTGGTCAGTGTGTCTGTTGCGGTCGACATGCTTGTAAATCCTGCCCTTGCAAGCACGTTCGCCTGTTCTACAAATCCAACAGCATCCTTGGTCGACTGACCTGCGGAAATTGCCTGATACGATGCTTCCGCAATCTCCGCGGCACCCATACCGGTACTATCGGATAAAGCCATAATCGAAGAGTTAAGATCATCTATTGGTGTCTGTGTTGTATCTGCAATCGTAGACAGCTTCGCCAATGCGGAAGAGTAATCTGTCGCTTCTTTGACCGCCGCGGTACCTCCTGCCACAACCGGCATCGTAATTGTTGCTGTCATCTTTCCGCCAAGTGCCGATACCTTATCTCCAACACCTGTAACCTTTTCTCCAAGCTCAGATATGTTGTTGCCAACTTCCTTGATATGCGTGCCTGCTGCCTGCATCTTAACCGACATTTTATCTTCCATATCAGACACAGCCTGCTTGGCACTTTCTGCTTTGTCTCTCAGATTTGATAGTTCATCTGTTGTCTTAACAATCTCTGCCTGCAGCGCATCGTATTCACTCTGTGTGATGTTTCCAAGATCAAGCTGTTCTTTCGCATTTTTAGCCGCATCTTGCTCCAGTTTCAGCTTTTTTTCTGTTTCTTTGATTGCTTCATTCAGAGCATTCTGTTTTGCTTTCAGCAGTTCAACATTTTTAGGATCTATTTTTAATGCATTTTCAACATCTCTCAGATTGCTTTTTGTTCTTTTTATTTCTGAATTGGCAGCTTTCAGTGCTTTCGTAAGCCCTGTTGTCTTTCCATCGATTTCAATTGTAATTCCCTTGATCTGTCCCACGTATCCACCCCCTTACATAGCTGCAAATTTGTCAAAATCATCCTGCGTCGCCTTGAGTGGGTAGTTGTATGTGTCGTTGCTGCTCTCAATCATCATGTCGAGCACATCTCCATGTGTTAACTCCTCAAGGTCCTGCATCGATATGTGTAATGAAAAAGCCCGCAGCATAAAGATGTTTGTATTCATCTCCCTTACTGTGGGCTTTGGTCTTTTTTTAGTTCACTTGTGGTCGTGATATTACGATTCCACACCTTCAAGATGGATATGTTTACCGCAGGATCCTGGAAATCTGCCTCCTCAAAGCCTTCCATCCATACAATGTATCCTTCTTCCGAAGCTTCTTTAATCTCCTTCCGGTTCTGCATGTTCATCACATACGCAAGCTTCGATGTGTATTCAATCGCATCAAGCTTGTCTACGTCTTCTACGTTTTCCAGCTTGGCAAGATCCTTTAACAGCTCGCGCTTAAAAATCTGCTTGTATCGAATCGCAGTTGCTGCGTTGCTTTCAACTGCTACCTCTCTCTGTCCAATTCTGATCACTGATCTCATAGTATCCTCCGTTTCTGTTGCACCGGTGCAACTTTATATATTTGCAAGAAAAATGGGACGGTATCTTCTACCATCCCATTTCAATGATTGATATTAACCTGCTGCCTGTTCTGATGCAGTCGGCTCCCATACTTTTGTATACCAGCTCTTATACGCGCCATCTGTTGTATTGGATCCGGTTGTTGCTTTAACCAGATTCTTTTCCTTGCCATTGATCACGTTGACATCCGGACGTGGTGTAGCCTTAATTGTCACAGATTCTGTCACAGGCTCCGTGCTGTCTTCCTTGGTCTGGGACGCAACGGAGTGTCGTGTCAGTGAGCAACGATACAGTACATGTCTGCGTGCCTTTTTATCGCCTGAAAACTCAAACAAAAGAGCAATATACTTCTGTTCGTCTGTCGAAGATTCAACAAGCACACCATCAACTTCTTCCTGTCCCATTACTTCAGTTTCTACGTCCTCCGGTACAACTGCAGATTCGAAATCTCCCTCATATCCTGAATTGCTCGTTAGTACGGCATACGCGGTATCATCCGCATAAAACGTATTGGACTCTCCGGACGGATCAAGCGACATGCTTACTGCTCCCGGCCATTTCTTTGGCGTACTGTATGTACTCTTGATTGTTCCATCCTCCTGCTCCGTCTCTGTGATAATCGCATAGTGCGTATTTTTCAGTCCAAACTTAATCTTATTTTTTTCTTTACTCATCTTTATATTACCTCCGCTTCGTATATAGTCATAAATACTTTCTGCTCGTTCTCGAACTCGTCTGTCATGCTCCACGGGATCTCTGCTTCATTCAAAGCATCTTCGATCATCGCTTCCAGCTTCTCATTCTTTTTCGTACTGTACAGCACCGCACGCATGGAACTAATCTTCTGATACACCTTGTCATCTGCGAAGAAATTACTATCCGCATGGCATGTGTATGTGACGTATGGTACATTGGTGCCTACAGGTGCATGGTCATAGTGTACAGTCACACCCGGTACCGACAAGACTTTCTTTACATCTGCAATCGTCATCCTTTTTCCACCTGCCTTTTGAATTCTTCCGGAAACTCATCCTGCGCCCAGGCTTCCACCGGAGCAATATGCACGTGCGCAGCGGCGTGTCCTCGCACTTCTCCGTTGATAATGATGTCATGTCCGTTCTCAAGAAGATGTGTCAGCTGGTACTGCTCGTTATACACAGTCATTCCTTCTGATGTTTTCTTGTATTTCCATCCATTTTTGTACTTTTTTTTTCTTTTTGCACGCTTGTTTTTGGGTGAGGTCTTTTTCAGCTTCTTTACAGCTTCCTCGGCTGTTTTCTCCGCTGCCGTATCAACCGCAGTGTGCACATGATGCTCAAACGCCGAAAAAATCGATTGTAATTCCATATCAAGCTGTCCAATTTTAATCGTCTTGTTCGACATACGTCACCCCTGCTTTCTCTTCGGCATACAGCTCGATCGTATCGGAATCTGTACGCTCATAGGTGCGATAGATCCCATATACCTTGTCTTTGTACTTCACAAGCTCTTCGCCGTTGTAATTTACCTTATCTGTGTCAAAGCGATACTTCGGATTCATACCGACCTTCCCGGCTTTGAAGAATTCCTGGCGATCAACAGACTGTACTTTGCATATTACTGCACGCTCGGTCTTCTCAACGACAACCGGATTGCCGATATCATCTGTCCCAGTCTTAACCGCGATCAATATGATTTCGTCATCCATCCTCTTCCACCTTCGCTTTCTGCGCAAACAGGCGATTGTTGAGTTCATACCGTAACATGCGCGGCATCTCCTCTCCGGTTGCTCTTTTGCGCCACATCCACGCCGCATAGCTTATGATAAGCTCCTCATCATCCACAGGTGGATCCTCCGGGAAGGTGACGCCCTCCCGTTCGATCCGTTTCCTTGCAGTCTGCAGATACTGACTCAACCGCTTATCATACACTGTGGCAGAAATCCCAAGGTCGATTTTTAACATGGTCAACTTATCTGCATCTGTCATAGATTACTCCTTACTTGATACAGCCGCCTTATTTGCTGTATCTTCTGCAAATGTCATATCTGCTGTCGGTGTTGTTCCAAGGATTCCGATGGCAACGAAGCCCTCTGCAATCACCGGAAGACCGTCATATCGTGCCAGTCCCTTATATACTGTCTGATCTTCCAAGAACTTCACATGCTCGGACTGTGTGATCTGTGCGCCCTCACGCTCGGCAAGGAGATATAAGTCACCATACCCGCCGACAATTACATTGTCCGGGATGAAATCAAGTGTTTCGATCGCACCACCGACGATCGGCATAGTGTCGCCCATTCCGGTTGCGATTGCGCCCGCTGCATTAAAGCTGAGTGCCTCTGCTACGAGCTTGGTCTTGGTTGTCTCGTTCATAGCCCAGAAGCGATTACCTGTCGAATACTTGCCCTTGGCATTCCCTGATGCAATCACAATCTCCTTGAACAGATCAACACCCTTCTTCGCGGCTGCAATTGATACAATGTTTGAAGAAGAAAGATTCTTCCACTCACGCGCGGTATCCGGGTAAGTCTCCGGTTTTGCCGCCTGCGCCAGACGTGTGACTACGCCTGTTGGCATTTTCTTTCCTGTTCCGTAAAGGATTGCCTTATCAAGGGCTAATCCAATTGACTGTCCAAGAGCTGTGATGATTGCTTCTGCAAGATTGATATCCGAGTCATTCAAAGTTGCATTATCGATTGCCATATATCCAGATACTTTATATCCATCTACTTCGACATTGTTGAATAACATCGACAACTCGTTGATAGAACCATTCATCTCTGTCCAAATTGCTTCAGGGATCGTGCCCTGAATCGGCTGTCTTGCCTTGCCCGGCACAGACTGCACACGTACATGCTTATAAAGCTTTGAGTACTCCTCGATGTTCTCGCGAAGGAGTTCAAGCATCACGTTCGGAATTGTAAGCTCTGCACCTGTAATCGCGCGGTTCTGCACACCGTTTGTATAAAGCGTACGCACACGTTCCAAGAAAGTGTGTACCTCTTCTCGCGCGAAAAACGCATCACGCTCCTGTACTGTCATACCAAAAAACTTCTTTCTAGTTGTTTTCACTGTTTCCACTCCTCTCATTCTTGCCTCTGGTGCCGGTTCTGCCTGTCTCTGCTTGCTTTCCAGTTCTGCAAGCTCGGACTCTGTATCCGATACTTCCTTTTCCAGAGTTCTTACTGACTCGTCATTTTCTTCCTTATCCTTCTCGTACTGCTCTACTTCCTGTGACACTGCCTCCTTCTCTTCGTCTGTCTGTGCTTCCTCAATAGCTGCTTCCAGCTCTTTCTCGCGTGCCTGAAGCTCTTTTGTCTTCTCACGTGCTTCGGAAAGCTTTCTTGTAACTTCGCTCAGCTTCTTTCTGAGCATGATAACCTTTAACATGATCCATTTCCTCCTTTTCCTTTTAATTTTTGCTTCATGTCAAGTTTCCACACCTCATTTTGTCGCGCCCGGATGGTGTCTGCATCTTTCTTTCTTGCATTGACACTCGTCTCCTCGTATGCAGGGAACGTGCACACGGATACTTCATACAGTTCAACTTTCTTGATTGTCCAATGCACCGAGCCATCTTCATGAGCCTCAGTCTCTTCATCCAGAATGTCAAAACCAAAGCTGCACTGATCCACGTCATGCCGTTTTACTCTCGCATATAAGTTCATTGCATCCGAATCATCCGGATTGATGTCTATATGCCCCCAGAGTCCACGCTCATCCTGCCGTAGTGTCAGTGTACCTGCCTTTGTTCGTCCAAGTACAAGACCAGTATCATGATTGATCAACGCACGTACATCACCTGATACTGTATCTGTGAACGCTCCCGGCGCCACACTCTCACTCATACCAGGCATTATGTTATAGGTGCTATTAAAAACGGCGAAGTAACCTTCAATAGAAAGTGCCTCGCCGTCTTCTCTCGTATTAAATTCCGATGCGACAGATCGTATCTGTCGAATATGTCTATCCATTGTCTTCTCCCTTCTGTACCAGTTTCTTCTGTGCCGCTGCCATATCCCACGGAATATAGTTTTCAAGCACTCGAAGTTCGTCCAATCCTTCCTTTGGTGACATGCCTATCTTGTCTCTGACTTCATTTCCAGTCACAAATCCACGGTCTGACAGCGAACCGAATACGGATGCTATCGTCGTCAGATCCCAATCCATCACGGACAGGACATTGAACTTGATGTACATATTCGGACTGTATATCAGTTTCCGCGTCATCTCCTGCTGTAAGCCTGTGACAATCGTCTTTATTTTCGTCTTGACAAAATAATTCCACTCATCCTGCTTGTACTCTCCAACGCCAAGCACGAACGCAGGCACTCCTAATATCGCGGCTACACTTTGCTTGTCCAGCTTTACATTGTCGGATATCGCAAGATCTGACAGAGACAACGGTTTGATCTGTTCTATCTCAAACTGTTCCGCAGGTATCAGCCACGGTGCACCAGCTTCGCCAGAATTCATGTACTCATTGATCAGCTTCTGTCTGCCCTTTGGCGACGAGAATTCTTCCGTCATTCCATCCACTTTGACGATCAGGCTTGGCTTGTACTTGCTCTTCATGAAAGCATTTGTTGTAGCCTGTGCCTGTCGCAGGTTGTCCGCGACATCTTTCAATTGTGCTGTAACGCCCTGCCCTTTGTACAGGTATACCTTATCCGGATTATATACAAAGTGCATCACCTCATCCGGGGCATAAGGGATTCCATCAATCATCACATGATATCTGGTGTAATCGCCCTGATATGATACTCTGTTTGCAGCCACCGGCTCCATATCAGACAGATATCCATCTTCCGTGTATACTTTCACAACCGAATTGCCTTTGCCATACAGGAGCAGATTCATCACAATCGCTTCTATAAACGTCTGCCGCGTCATGGTACTGCACGGGTTTATATCAATCTTTCGTGACAGTTCATTGATCACACGCTCGTCACCCCGTTCGGTGTTCTCCATGACGTGAATCGTCATTGCTCCAACCACTTCTGCAATCTTACGGCAGGCTGCTACAATCTCCGGGTTCTGGTCCAGAGATGTATAACCATCACCGCACAGGATGTCATATGCTTCCGCGCTTCCGATCAGCAACGCCGATCGGGTTCGTCTTGCTTTTCTTAGTGCCCGCTGTATCACGTTATTCTTTTTACTCATCTTCATTCTCACCTCCCCACCAGCTCTTTGATTTCTCGCTCTTTTCGAGCGAATTCAAGTATCTGACGCACGCAAACACACTCGAATCGAACAAGTCGATACGTGCCGTCGGTTCTATCTTCTCAAATTGGATCATGTCGTCGGTCTTCTCAATCGCATGTACATTCTGCACGCAGTACTCATAAGCATCTGAATGCAGGTAATACAACGTTCCATCTTTGGCAGATTTCTCAATATGCCGGAACCCCTCCGACTTCACGTAGAAATACTGTGGCTGGTCGACTATACGGAACCCTGCCTTTTTCATCTGGATAAAGTACTCACGTGCAAACTTCTTATCGTGACCAACCTGCTTGATCTTAAAGCCTTTGCTCCGCATCTCCTTGAACCAATTCACAATATCTCCAACGTTAACCGTCGGCGTGTTGCACATGGTCAGCCATCCATCGTCCCGCCAGCCAAACAGCGGTATGTTGTCTTCATCTGCTTTCCTTGCTGCTTCCACAACCGGGAAGAATGCATGCGTGATAATGATATCCACGCCCTTGTAATGTCCGAATAGTGCCGCTGCCGTGAGATCATGCAATTTCGACAGGTCGGCACCACCGTACCAGTCTATATTAAGCTTTGCGAGCTCCTCTATGCTCCAGGTATACTGCTTGTCTGAATTTTGGAACTCTTTTATATCAAAATATGCCTTCATCGCCGTGGTATATACATTCAACTGGCGGCTTAGAAAATCCTTCCGCTGTTGCGGATCGTTCTGTGCCTGTATGGAATCGTTCATGATAGCTTCCGGCCGGATTGTCACACCATATCCCGGATTTGCCTTTTCATGCTGGATTGGATTGGTAAAATCTACATTTCCCTTTTCGTCCTGATCGGCACGAGATACAAAGCAGAACAATGTATCGTCCTTCACTATGCCATCCAACACTTTGTTTGCATATTCCAACCGGCGATAGCAGAATGAATTCATGTTATCGCCCGCAGTTGTGATACCGATCATCAGCTTGTTCGTGTATGCTGCCATTGCCTCCTTGAATCGGTTGTACTGCGATGCACGCTTGAACGCATGCACCTCATCCGCGATGGCTATGTTACAGTTGAATGAATCCTGCGTGTCCGGATTGCTGGCAAGTGCTTCGATGTACAAGGAACCCTCCGGCTCTTCATTCTCGTTGTAAAAAGTGTACTCGATGGAATGCTGTGCATTGTTATTCAGCACCTTAAACTCGTTTATCATGCCACGGTACCGCAATGTATGCAGGATGTCGTCAAAGCTCTGCTTCGCCTGCTTCAAGGCGGCGGCCACAATATAGATTGTCGCTCCTGATCTTCTTTCCAGAAGGCCAAGTGCAAACGCAAGCGCCGCCACAAACAGCGTCTTGCCCTGCTTTCTCGGAATAAAAATAAAGGCCTCTTTGTATCGTCTGATCTGAGTACCTTTATAGTAAAATCCTATTAAGTTATATACGATGAATATCTGCCACGGCTGCAATATCAACGGAGTATTCCGCAGAGAGTGCCCTTGCAGGTCCTCTCCCTTCACGTGAACCATTACCCGCTCAATGATATTGATCACAAAATCCGGCTCTTTCGTGTGCAGCTCCAGATCATCACGTTCCAGATCGTCCAGGAATCGCTTGCACTCTCGTACATTGTTTCCGGCAATGATCTTTCCCGCAACTACATCCCTGGCATAGTCGATCGCTACCTGCCTATACTTCTTAGCTGCCAATGTCCCGCAGAATATCTCCTAATGCCGATGTCTTCTTGGTTTTGATTGCAGATTCATCAATCTTTTTCAGCCCTGCCGGTGTGAGCCCAAGATCACGCCAATACGCAAGCGCGGATGTATTCATGTCGCCCCAGCTCACCAACAGCGGATTTTTGGTCATGTTGGTACTTCCGTTTTTGTTCGTATGCTCCACTACAGGTTTGGCACCGGTTTCGACGTATTCCTGATAGATTTTGTCACGCTCTGCAAGTATATTTGCGAGCGTATCGATCATCGGAAGAAAAGCATCCCGATACGTGCCAACCTCCTTGGCTGCTGATATTATTCGATTTTTCCATGCTGTCTTTTTCACCCGGTTTCCCCCTTTCTCAAAAAATCCTGCGTATTTGGAAAAGGCTCCACCCACCGTTCTATCCTCCGGCGCTCCAAAAACGCTAGAGAGGGGGGAGTCTGCTGCCATATCTCTTCTTCATACGCATTTGTAACTGCTTTCCCTGTGCTGTCAGCTCATGCGAATCCCTGTCATGCATCTTGTTGTGGCAGGACTGGCACAAGGTTATCAGGTTGCAGTCGTTGTATCTCTCATCCGGATAGTATTCAACCGGGAATACATGATGCACATGCTCTCCTTGTCTTCGCTTTCCGTAGCGTCTGCACTCCTGACACTGATATGCATCCCGTCTCAATACGGATGCGCGTTTCCTTTTCCATCTGGTATCGTTATACATCATTCTTCCTCTGATTTCTTCTGAAGGACATCGATTGCCTTTGTGATTACTGCCGGGAGCTTTACGCCCATAAGTCCTGCGTTTTCTACCAGTGATATCGTTTCATTTGCGATAAATGCAATCACAACCGCGTCGCGGATATAATTCGTTCCAATCACAAGATCTAATCTGTATGCCACGATCACGAACACAAGTGTCATGCACTTTCTGCATAAGCCTTTCCATCCTGCTTTGCTCTCCAGGCTTCCGGTATCTGTCTTGTTGCTTTTGTGGAACACTCCCGCTACAACCAAACCGGATACATAATCAATCGCCATGAATATGAGCAAAGTTACGGTTCCCGCATCCCATCCACCAAATACCGAAGCAATCGCAGATCCAATCATTCCTACTGCTGTACATATCGTCTGTTTCATCGTCTCTCCTTTCTACGCAAAACAGCAGCTATATGTTTCCATACAACTGCTGCCTTCGTGTCTCTCAAATATCTTATGCTATCATAATATCACTTAAAATGTCCCCTGAGTACTCCACTTTCATTTTTTCTTAAAACTTCCGAAGAATTCTCTCACTCTTACGTATAGCTTAAAAAACAAGTATGAATACGTCTCTCTTAATGCAAGTCTATAAAGCATCTGATCTTGCAACGTCAGGCTCTCTACAAATTCCTTTTCGTTAAAGTAATCAATATATTCCTCAATGATCTCATACTCCGTTTTCATATCTTCTCACTTCACTTTCTTAGATAACAGATAGTAGAACTTCCGCCGACTGCGATAGTATAATGCACGCGATGCTGGCATCCCACGCGCTTCAAGCACCGGATATGTGCACTCAGCATCTGTTACTCCCGCAAGGATATACTGTGCAAGTTCCTTGTTTGCTTCCACTGTCGTATCTTCAATCACCTTACATCTCTTGCTTAGTTCTGCTGCCTTGATCGCTGCGCTTGCCGTTGGGTTCGACAATCCACTTCCTGTTGCTCCGGTTTCATGCGACCGAAGTCCTCGCAGTTCTCGAATCTCTTTTATCCAGTCCGGATACTGCATACAGTAGTGGTACAATTCCAAGAATCTATGCTTCCCAATGTTATAGCTGGCGACCGAGTTTCTTTGTCTCACCTTTCTCACGCTCCTTTATACTTTCTGTGTGTACTCCAGACATATCCAGCCTGCACCACTTTTCAGCTTTCCCCATTTCTGCCCGGATACTGTCTTTTCCGCCACAATCGTATATACGCCCTTGTCCCGGATCACTCCGATTATTGCATTTGCTGTACCTGCATCCTTACGAATATTCAGTGCCGATGCTGTGACCTTAACTCTATATGTATCTGTCTGTGTCTGCTCTGGTTGGACTGCTGCCTGCTCCGATTCCTTTGTTTCTCCAGCTGCATTCTGTTCTGTATTCATTCCAAGTCCAAGCGTCGCAAGGATTCCTTTTGCATATGCTACACCAAACGCGCGGCACTTCTCTTCTGTATCCGCTTTTGCTGCATCAGCTTTATTATCTACAAATACACCCTCGCAGATAATCGCCGGGCATTTCGTCTGTCGAATAAATCCAAAATAATCACTTCCGTAGGCGTTCTTTTTTGTCTTTAAGCCTCGGCTTTTCTGCCCGATCTTCACAACTTCTTTCTCTATGTTCTGTGCAAGCACCTTTCCTTTGCCACCGTTCACACTGTGCCATACTTCGAAGCCTTCTCCGCCGCCTGCATTGTTATGTATATCAAGTGCCAGATCTGCGCCCCAATGATTGCACATTGTTGTCTTTTCGTTGATTGAGCTATCAATATCTCCAGTTCTGCTAATCAATACATCTACGCCATGCTCTTTCAGATAATCGCGGCATCCCTTTGCCATCTGCAAATCAATATCCTTTTCTACAAGATACTTCACTGCTCCTGGATCACTCCCACCATGTCCTACTCCAATATATACTTTTGCCATCTCTATATCCTCCGATCATATACTCTTGCATTTATATGCTGCTGTTCTTCTTCGTTCCACGCATCCAACAGGCGCCGTGCTGTTTGATACGCTATAATATAGCTTTCGCTCCTGCTGCCTCCACTGTCCTTGTAATATTCATTCAGGAACTCCAGCAGTGTCTGCTCCCGGATCTTCTGTGTCTCAGTCTTTCGCTCAGCTTTCCAATCCAGCTTTGTACCGCAGTTATCGCAATAGTGCACGCTGCTCCATTGCATCTGATCAAGAATCTCTCCTTTATTTCCCAGATACCACTTTCTTTCGTGACAACACGGACATACTGCAAGCACTCTTGGATTGCCGTGTGCATCCTTGTATCTCTCATCAATCTCAATCAACAGTTCTGCCATAGTACCCGGTTTCCCGGATTCTCACCCCCTTCCTTCTTTAGATTTATGATATATTTTCTTAGTGCCAAAATAAAAAAGGTACCAACCAATGAATACTGGTCAGTACCTTTTCTTTTCTAGTATTTACTTGTTTTTCTCGATGAATTCTCTCATCATCATGCTAAGCTGTCCGGCTTGACTTACTCCAGCCTTCTCACATGCATCTGCAAATGCCTCTACCAGCTCTCGCTTCAGCTTATATGATTTGCTTATCAAGCCAGCTTTTGCATTCCACTTGTCCTGCGGTCTAATCTTCTTTTCTTCCATCGTGCACCTCGCAATATATATTTAATCCAATTGATGCCACACTCAATACAAGTGCTATTGCAATTGCCGCATCCAATCCTTTTCTGATTGCATAGTACACAAGAACCGCCGCCGAACATGTGCTGATCATTGTTAATACTTTTCTTATAGACATATTTCCAAAAATGGCTTAGAATAAAATTAGGCGGTGGGTGGGATATTCCCACCGCCTGTGCCCTTACTTGAAGAAGGTTTCGTAGATCAAGCATACGATGGTTGCTATGCCTTGCAGGATGCCTGTTACGATTGCGACTTTTTCAAGTTTGGGCTTTTTCTTTTGTTTTTTCTTAGCCATTTCTTATTCACCTCCTTACAAATATTATAATATCATACGGTGTACCGTATGTCAATACTTTTTATTAAAAAAGATGAAAAATTTCTGACCAGTATTCACTTTTCAATGTGCATCTTTATCTAGTATTTACTAGACTTTACAGGTAATTCTTCCCGAAGATCTCCCGGAAGCTCTTATCTGGATAGTGCTCTTCGAAAGCCTTCTGTGCCGCTTCGTGCAATATCTGCATATAGTCGCTGTTCTGGTGTACCGCATCCGGTCCTGTCCGGTGATGCTCCGGGCACAGGTAAACCTTCAAACCATATTTTTCGGACAGTTTTCGGTTTGGTCCTCCAAAGCAATGATGCTCTTCAATCGTATAGCCCTGCCGCCATGTTCCAAGCAGATCACACATGTAACAACATCCATCTTTATTCTGCATGATAGATTTACTCATGATTCACATCTCCTGTTCTTATAATCTTGATTGCATCATCCCAATTAACGACATCCTCTCCACCCATTCCAGTATTTCCAAATCGCTCATATGAGACTTTCTTTAGTTGCTCCACTACTTTGTCGGTGTCATAGGCGGTCGGCTGGCTTTCAATAATGTCTTTAAATACTTGCACATTTTCTGCCATAGGTATTTGTTCAGTTAAATCCTTAACTAAAGCATCCGCATCAATCAATCTACTCATCGTACACCACATCCTTACTTACTTTTTTTGTTACCTTGATTGTGTCCTTATTTGTCTTGCTGATCGTAACCTTAACACCTCGACCGTTATCAACTGTTATCTTTGTGATGGTTCTCTGATCAACCAGTTCAACGCACTCTTTTAAATACTCGCACACTGCCTGGTCTATCTCATGAATAGCCAGCTCAATGTTGTCCTTTGCCTTCTCCTGCCGTTTCCGTGCTCTCTGGTGAATCCGTGCTCCAG